CTAACACTTGCACCGAAACTTGCTTTCATAGTTGCGATTGTCTTACCTCTATATGATGTATGAAAAATTATACCGATCTTTGCTGCTCTGATTCTATCGTACATAGATGTACTAGCAACTGGTACTGCATAGGTTATTGTGTTAGGTGTAAATACAATTGATCTCTCTCCATTAACGTTAGTCACCTTCTTGTCATCACTTGTAAACAATAAGTCGCCTTGTATAACTCCCTTGATACCTAAAGTAGGTAAATACTTTAACGCAACAGCAAGTTTATCCGCTAAAGCGCCGCCGTGATTTCTGGATATATCCGACACGGTGTAGTTTATTTTAGGCGTTGCGTTAAATATTGATTTTGTTCCTACAAAAAATCTATCATTCTCTGGATTGATACCACAGAATATAGCAGGTGCACCGTCCCATTTAACTGAAACGTTTGAACCTCCTTTGCCTCCCTGAAGCATTTTTTTGATAGACTTTAAAAACTCAATCGAAGTTTTTGCACCACTTGTTCCATTATTAATAATCTCATCTTCTAAATGTTCAAGGTGTGTATTTCTGTCTTCTGTTAAAACTTGTTTAAACCCTTGCACTATGCACTTTCTCCATTTAATATTATACTACTATATTTATATTATATCACACTTTGATATGAAAAGCAAGTGATATTTAATACGATCCACATTCTTTAGCCATAAGTTGTTTAAATTTATCATTCATGCCACCTTGAAATTGTGGTTTAGCGGTAAAGTCTCCTTTATATCTAACTTGTAAATCTAATATTTCTGTACGACCTTTTACTAACTTTAAATATATTTTAGCGGCATTAGATTTAGTAGACTTTACGGTATCTATTTCAACTTTGTATGGACTGGTTTTGTCTAATTTCTCAATTCTTTTTAATCCACATAATGTAGTTTTTAAGGGAGTAATAGACGCAGGACTAATTTTCACTTCGCCTTTTGATGTAATATCTGCTATACCTGTTATTAAGGAAAAATCAAATTCTTTACCTTTTAGTTTTTTAGCATTTAATTGATCGTATAATTTAGTTTTCAATATTATATTAAGTAAAGTATTTGCTAATATCTCAGCATATTTATTTACTATACCTTTATATAAACCCCAAAATTCACTATTTTTATCTGATAGTTTTCTATTAACAAAATATCTCATACTTTTTGGATCTTTAGTATTGCTGTCCAGATATCCATCTTCAGACATTGCATATCCTTTTGTATCAATATATCCCTTACTACCAAATTGTTTTTTATCTATATCTTTTGATTCAAATAATTGTTTATCATTTAACTTTGAATAGTTTACAATATCTTTTTTTAATATAATTTTTTTATTTACTGCTTCTTTAACTGTATCAGCAAAAAATTTAATTCTCATTCTTGTTAAGTTTTCTTTCATCTCATCATATTCTTTTCCATCAAAAACACTAGAGAATGCTTTATTGATAAGAGTTGGATCACCTACTTTAACTGCTTTCTTTTTCTTTAAAGATATACCATAAAACTTTTTTTTATCTACTGTCACTATTATGTCAGATGAATTGTAATCTTTAAATCCAAAAGCGCTAACTTTAAAATCTTCAACTTCTTTTGGCCATATATTGCCTGTCATATATACAGTTAGAGGACCTGATTTTTTATTAATATAGTTTCTTATTGATATAGCAGCAGATACACCTACAGCCATGTCTTTTATACTTTTTGGTGATACAGGATTTAATTGTTTTTGAAAACCAGATGAAGTTTTACTATCTCCAAACTGAATTCTTTTACCATCTTTTGCTAATTTTATACCATCTTGAATCAATTTTTGTAATTGACCTTGATCTTTTATTTTTTTTAAATCAGTATCAGAAAGTTGTAATGCAACTGCTGTACTTATTTCGGATGCTTCATATGCCATAGTACTATTTATAGTGGCGGGAGTGATGGGACTCGAACCCACGGCCTCCTGCGTGACAGGCAGGCGCTCTAACCAACTGAGCTACACCCCCAATTAACTTAAAATTTATTCAATGGTAATAACATCATTGTCAATGGTGTTAACATCTTTTTTCTTAACACCGTCAAAGTCCATTGTTATCGGTTTTTTTATTTCACCTATACTGCCTTTGAATACTAACGATACTAAAACTTATCTGTTTCAACTGATCTTGCAACGTGAGGTATCCTAGAGTCAAATACTATTACACGACCTGCTTCTGGCGAATATGCTCTTAAAATATCTTTACCTGCTTCACCATTTAAATCCCATGGTGTACCTAAAGCAGTTGCTCTCATTTCGTCTGTAAGATTAGGTGTCCAAAATTCTATTGATCCGCCATCTTCTGGTTTCATATCAGGTGTTAGATATACGATTATAGTATATTGTCCGTCTGTCCAACCATCAACATGAATGCCTCCTGATTGATTTTTACCATGACCATTAAGATAGTGTCTTAATAATACACAACCAGGATTAACTTTATCCCAAATTTCTTTTACCCAAGGTTGTTCTATCTCATAAACAAGTTTTTGAGTATCGCTACCACCAAGAGGTATATGTTTATATCCAGGTTTCTTTTTTTCTTCTTTATCTTTATCAGATGAATACCAACCATCTTTCCAATCCATTGCCATAGCAATATCATAATATCTTTTTATATCTTCTGCTGGTATTGTACCACAAGATGATTGAATTTGTGATGTAAAATTATCTGATTTTACATTTTTTAATGCTTCACTAGGCATATTACTTCTCCTTATTGTTATAATTTATTTTGTATATTGATCATAAGTCCTATTGATTACATTGTTAGTTGTTACGAAACTAGCACACTTAGGCATATCTTTCAATCTTCTTGCACCAATATAAGTACAAGCACTTCTTACGCCACCTAGTATGTCTTCTAATGTATTTACTACAGGTCCTCTATAAGGCAAGGATATTAATTTACCCTCATTAGCTCTGTATCCGTCTTTTCTTTTGCCGTGTATTTCCCGTGCTCTATCGGAACTCATTCCATAAAATTCTATTTTATCATTTACTACTTGTTGTTCTGATTCATCATGACCAGCTAACATACCACCAATCATCACCATGTGAGCACCACCACCTAATGCTTTTGCTATATCTCCTGGATATACACAACCGCCATCTGCCATTATGTGACCACCAACACCGTTGGCTGCATCTGAACATTCTACTATTGCTGAAAATTGTGGAACACCTACACCAGCCATTGTTCTTGTTGTGCAAACACTACCTGGTCCTATTCCTATTTTAACTACATCAGCACCGTTAATAATTAATTCTTCTGTCATTTCAGGTGTTACTACATTACCTGCAACAATAACTTTGTCTGGATATTCTTCTCTAACTTTATTAATAAATCCAACCATGTTTTGATGATATGCATTAGCAACATCAACAGTAATCATTTTAATATCAGGAAAACTTTTTAATACTTCTTGCATATTTTTATAATCTTGTGCATCAGAATCAAACATTCTATTTGTACCTGTACATACAGAAACACTTTGTAGTCTTACACCATTACCTACTGCTGTTTTCCATTGGTCTAGTGTAGTAGTTTTTGTTATTACGGTCATCATTTTATGTTCTTGTAATACTTTTGCCATACTAAATGTGCCAACACCATCCATGTTACTTGCAAAGATTGGCGTAAAATTCATTACTTTACCTGAATTTCTAAATGTAAACTTACGAACCATATCAACGTCACGTCTTGAGCTTAATGTGGAACGTTTTGGTTGTAATAAGACATCTTCAAAATTTAATTTTGGTTCTGTATTAATTCTCATTTTTGATTTTCATTTTCTATATTGGGTGTCATATTTTTTTCAAATTGTTTTATATGTTCATTAAACATTTCTTCTTCATACAATACAATCGTTATTAAACTATATATTGCCATGTCCATTAGTGTGTCTTTAATACTTTCTTCTTTAAATTTAAAGTCACCTTTCTTTATAAAATTACTAATACGAGCATACTTATCGCCCATACGAATGACGGAACCTTTCCATGGAGATATACCTGCTAAATTAGATAGTCTAAAATTAGCAAATATATCATCCGTGTCTGCGTAGTCGTGGCGTTTATCATCATGTAATTTTTTTATCGTAGTAAGTATTTCAGTAAAGCGTTTACTTTGTTCTTCGCTTGTCATCATATTTTTCCTAACGTTAAAAATTCAGGTACGCCGCCTTGCGGTACCCATTGTTTATATTTGTTTTGAAAGTCAGCTAATTTTTTCGCATCTTCTTCAAAGTGAGAAGCACGAAGAATACGTCCAGTCGGTCTTTCAATAACCAACCATCGCATTTTGCCTTCATATTTACTTAACTTCTTTTCATAAAACATTTTATTTTTAGATAGACTTTCGCCTGGTCTACTATCGCCAGGATGAAATCTAGTTTTATTTTTAGATGCATATTTTCTTTTAGTGACTTTCTTATTCATATTAAACTTTAGGGCTTTCTACAGGCTCACCAGCTGTTTCAATTATAGCACTTGTTGGTAAATTATCTTTTAGATATTTACTGTGATGATCAATGATAACTTTTACGTTATCAAATTCATTCTGCAAATGTTTTAATCTTACTTGACCTTGTTGAACTTGAACAACAGCATTCTTTGCTTTGTCGTCTAGTTTTGTTTCGTCATAGTTTTTGCCGTCTATTGTTATTGCCATGTTATTTCTCCTTATGCTAATTGAATTTCAGCTGCAGCTTCTTTGCCACGTTGTTCTGTTATTTCATAAGTAACTGCTTGTCCATCATTTATAGTTGATATACCTGCAGCTTCTAAAGCTGACACATGAAGAAATGCGTCTTTACCACCATCGTCTGGTGTAATAAATCCGAATCCTTTTTTTGCGTCAAACCATTTTACTTTTCCTTGAGCCATATTATTTCCTTTTTAGTATAGGTCGTTATATTTTAAAGTCCGAGAATTGACCTAGTTTCTTCCCGAATTTATTATCAGTTGATTGTGATACTTGACCACTCTCAACTAAATTTGTTTGTGCTGATTGTTCTACATCATAAAATCTCATCTTTGATCTATCAACACCAAGAATAAATTTTCTATTGATCGTTGGATCATTATATCTATTCTTTAATTGTTTAACCATTATCTGGCCTTTTTCTTCTAATTCTTCACTTGATATTAAAGCAAACATAAAATCTGCTGTTGCAGGTAAACCAAAACTTTCAGACGTATCTTCTAACCCAACATCACTACTTACAAAACCACCTCTTGTAGTTTGTGTAGCAGAGAATATAGGTATATCATTCTCAACTGCAAGACCTCTTAATTCTTCAGCAATTGATTTGATGTAAGTATAACTATTCACATTTGCACCAGCCTTAAATCTTGCACTAGAACATATGTTTAAATAATCAATAAATACGATATCTGGTTTAAATGATTTTTTCATTGCCAACTCACTCAATAGACTTTTGAAATGTCCTGTATGAGCAGAAGCAGTAGGATATTCTTTGATGATTAACTTACCTGTTGTCTTGCTTTGTAATTTGTTTATCTTTGTTTCATACATTGAGTATGGTAATTCTTCAAGATCACTCATGCCAACATTTAATAAGTTAGCATCTATTCTCTCAGCAATTCTTTCTTCTGCCATTTCCATAGTAATGTACAATACATTTTTACCTTGTAATAATATAGATGAAGCAAGGTGGGTCATAAACATTGTTTTACCAACACCAGTACCTGCAAGACAAATATTCAAAGTCTTACTTGGTATACCACCTCTTGTAATTTTGTTGAAGAAAT